ACGTCGATAACTGGTCCTGCAATCGCGACGACTTTTCCGTCTTTCAATGCAGTTGGTGATGTTGTGCTCATATTGTGCTCCTAGTTAGTCGATTAGTTGAAGTCGGGTGCGGGGGTTGCCAGGTCGGGTGCCCAGTTGATGTCGAATCCTTCGTGGACGACAGTCATCTGCTCAACGAAGATGGCGTTGTCACCAGCGTTGAGGTCCGAGTACGCGATAGCGGTAATCCATGCGTTGTAGACGTTGAATCGAAGGGCGACGTGGTCGTCCGAAGCGACTCCGCCACCTACCCCAGCGCCTGAGCCCGAACCCGCGATGGGGTGCGAGAGGACCGAGATTTCGATGTCACAGCGGAAGTTACCGATGATATCGGCGTCATTCGATGTGAGTCCACCTGTTCCTTGAACAGTCTGGAAGAGCTGACGCATCCAGTCCCATCCGTTGCGAGTTCCGACCTGGACACCGCGCTGGAAAGTCATCGGGGTAAATGATGTCTGACCAGGAATCTGGTGGAACGTGGTGTTGTAGCCACCTTCACGGTAAGGGATAGCGTCAGTTGTGACCGCAAGTCCCGATACCGACGTAAACCCGTAGGTAACGTCCTTCATTCCCGCGGTGGCAGAGCCTGCGGGTGTGTTTCCACCGTTGAGCGACGCCTGGTGAGGCTTGAACGTCACCAGGAATCGGAAGTTACGAATCGGGTCAGTAGCCAGATTCGAGCGATTGTTAATGATTGTAGCCATTGGTTTTCTCCTAGCTAATCGTCTTTTGGCTGAGTGTGATGACCACAAATTCGGCAGGGTACTCAAGCGCAACGCCAACCTCAATGCGAACTTCGCCATTGGCAATGTTCTGAGCGGTGTTGTTCTCTGCGTCACACTTTACGAAGAAGGCATCGGTGGGGGTTCCTCCACGAAGACCACCCTGATTGCGGTAGTCGTTGAGGAAGACGCTGAGAACGGTCCGAATCTGCTTCCACAGGACTTCGTTGTTGTTCTCAAACACAGCAAACTGTGTCAGGTCGTTGATACGCTTGCGCAAGTAGTTGAGCGAGCGGCGCATGGCGACGTACTTGTTGGCGGTACCATCCTGCTGCAAGGTGCGCGCACCGTAAACAACTGTTCCAGCACCAGGGATGCTGCGAATTGCGTTTACAGGGTACGAGTCCGAGTTCAGGTCGTCGAGGTTAGCTGACGTCAGGCTGATTTCGGGAGCGACTGCCCCGATAATTCCTGTGCGAATACCAGCAGGTGACTTGAACGGTCCTGAGGTTCGGTCGGTGGCGAGAATGATTCCTGCCACAGACCCAGACGGACCGACCTTGCGGAGTGCCGCTGCGGAGCGACCAAGCGGGTCTTGGATGTACACGTTGGGGTAGTAGACAGCCGCATACGACGTTCCAACACCGCCATTGAGTCCACCAGCAAAGCTAAGTGCTTCCGCAGGAGTCAGGTCTGCCTCGGTGTCAACTACCAGGAACGAGTTGTGCTCTTGAACCCACGGAATGAGCTCGTCGTAAACATCGGTGATGTCTTCGCCAGCGGTATCGGGAGCAAACACAACCAAAGGTCGAGACAACTCCGAGTAGTCATTCACAGCGGAACCAAAGTCAGCCGCAGTGATGCTCGCCCCGTCAGAACCTGCCGTCAACGGGAGGAGTGTTGAAACGGGTGTTCCCGTCGGACTAACAGCCGAGGCGTACGAGACGTATTCCGACAAAGCAAGTACTGTACCAACAAAGTCCTTGGATGCGGTGTCCGTGAACACAACATTCTGCCAAAGTTCGAGAACGATGTCGTCGGAAGAACCAACCTCACCGCCAACTTCTTGGTAAACAGTGACGTTGAAGAAACCTTCGCTTGCCGAGGCAGTCACCTGGACGCGGAGGTTGTTGCTGTCCGCTCCCTTATTTTTAGAGGTAAACGTGCCGAGATTAGCCTCGGCACTGTTTTCGAGGATAACCGCAGCAGCAGAAGCGTCAGAGTGAAGGACACGTCGAACGTAGAGTTCAGTTCCACCATTCTTGAAGAACTGAGAAACGTTGAATGTTGCGGGGAAGGAGGTGTTGTATCCTCCGAACTTCTTAGCGAAGTCATACCACGATGCCACAAGGGTGACCGTGGAGGGTCCCTTTTCGAACGGCGCGATTACGGCACCAGCTGCATTAGCTGTTCCGAAAGACGCAATTGGAGCGGGGAGAGTGCGTTCACTGATGAAAACGCCAGGACGACCAGTGGTCATTTTTTCTCCTTAGTTAGGGTTGTACGGTAGGTAACGAGTAGTTACGAGATGATGTCAGATGGAAGTCTGGTGAACGTAGGGTCCCCAGGTCGACCGTTTACATATGTTGTGTGAGTGTTGATGTTGACGCTGAGTACCTTGTCAAGTTCAACAAGGACTCCCTGAACGACTTCCGAAGAAACTCGAACAGTAAAAGAGTTGATGAAGGTACGCTTTTCGTTTTCTGTCAAGTCACGCTTTGCAACGTCCAAGACATCAAGACGGCGAACTGTGCCATCATCTAGTTCTAAAATTCCCGTACGCATTGGTAGGCGCTCGGAGAGCATTTGGCTAACAATCATACGGTCGTGACGCGGGTTACGGGCATACGTTGTTACCTGGTAGTCAATGCTGACAGGAATAGGAATGTCAATCTCAAATCCTTTTTCCTCAGCCAAGTCGTCTGGTCGAAGGTAGTCGGGACTTACCTTTCCGCGGTGCTCGCGGCTTGGGTCCCGACTAATGTCAATCATGTCAATGGTGACGAAGGGGTAGCTCTGTGCACGGATTTCCTGGTCAGGCTGACCGAACCATACGCCCACATTTCGGGGGACCTGGTCTCCCGTAGCCTTTTGGTCGTATACAGTCATGCCCTGAATCTTTTCACGCAGAGCCTTGTCTTCTGAAAGAAGAAATACCATTAGTCACCACCGTTCAGGTGGTGGATGAAGCGCTCGCCAAAGAATTTGCCCGCACCAGCTGGGCTCGTGTCATACCGACGAATCGTTGCAGTAGGCGTAGAATCCTCAGAGCCGTACTCGTGAATCCACGCAGCGTCCGAGACGGAGGGTGGAAAGTCTACGTTGAATTGTCCGCTCTTGTGCGTAACGCGTAGTCCCTGAACTACTTTTTCTTCCCAACCTTCTTTGCGCGCTCGAGAACGCAGGTCTGCTGTCATGAACAGAGCCGCGTCGGTAGTCGCTCGCTTATGCGCCTTGTGAAAGTTTTCCATCTGCCTTACCCGTATGAGACTTTGGAACCGAAAATTTGCTTCGAACGAATCCCGCTGTGTACAGAGCGTATATCGCATCTGAACGACTACTTGGGCGGTAACCTTGGTTACTCAACCCCTGCATAAATTCGTTACGCATATCAAAGGCCTGATATTCGGTGGCTCTATCCCACCAAGGCCTCCACGCGTTCGTTGGAGCAGTCATTTCGCAAGTCCCTTTTCAGGTAAGCAGGTCCAGCCGAAACTGGGTAGGCACCGCACGGTTACCTACTCTTCTAGAATAGGTAACTTACCGCTAAATGTCTGGGTGAACTACTTGCGCTTAGCCTTGATGCCCTTGATAATCTTGGCATCAATCTTCTTGTCCTGCTGCATAGTCTTAGGCTTTGCCTTGGCAGCGTGCTTTTTGTCTGCTGCCTCAAACTTCTTTTTTTCAGCTGCTGACATGCCCTTCATCATCGCAGCGTCTTTCTTCTTGTCCTTGGCTTCGGTGTACTTACCCTTTTCGTAGGACGGGGTCTTCTTAGCAACCATTACTTTGCACCTTTCTTCATTTTAGCGGCAGTGATGACGTCGCCCCTAGTGACCTTTTTCTTGTCGCCGTACATAGCCGCAAGCTTGGCGTTCTTAGGAGCCGTTTTCTTTGAATCAGTCTTTTTGGTACGAGCCTTACAGGTGGCGCACTTGCCACATTTACACATTGCCATGTTATTTACTCTTTCTGTAGTTAGCGGTCTTCTTTGCGACCTTCTTAGGTTGAGCAACAAACTGCTCACCTTTTTTATTACCTTTTGCCTTAGCGGCGTTAGTCGCCTTCTTCTCGGCGGGGGTAAGGCTTGCCCACGCTTTCTCTGGAAGATATCGTTTCTTACCTTTGGATGGCTTACCGTCGGAGGTAGTCCATTTCTGGTCTGTCCAATCCTTTAAGGATTTCTGTGACTTTGCAAGTGCCATTAGTTCTTGTACCCTCCGCCAGCCTTCTTGTACTCAGAAGCAAGAAGCTGAGCTTTGCGGGCAGACCATTCTCCTGGGTCTCCGCCCTTAGTACCTGCTTTAATCTTGTTAAAAAGTTGTTTACGCAAACCAGGCTTGGTATAGTTTCCCGCAGAGTTTACGGTTGACTTAGATGCAGGCTTCTTTGGAGCAGGTTTCTTGGTAACCATTACTTCTTGACCTTTTCTGGGAGAGCCTTTATATTTGGCGTCTTTGCAGCCCACTCTTTAGCCATCTGTGGGTTTTTTGCAAACATAAGGCGCATCTGAGCAAGGGACTTGAATGGCATTACTTCTTCTTTGCCTTAAGTCGCTTCGACATTGCAGCAGCTTTGCTCTTAGCGTCAGATTTGGATGACGCTCCCCACGCCTGAAGCGAGAGGAGTAGTCGAGTAGGCTCACCGTTAGGCTTGCGCTCAGGACCAGGCATACCGCCCATGCGCGCGAGGAACGACGCACGGCGAGGATTATCACCAGACTTTACGGGAGCTTTGAGGTCAGAACCAGGGTTGGCTTTCTCGTAAGACTTACGTCCCTTTTCGTTGAGGCCACCCTTTTTGGCTTTACCTTCTTTGCGCTGCCAGGCTTCACTTGCCATTGTCTTTGTCCTTTCCACAAGTACAGTTTCCGTTACACATTATTTCTTCCCTGCCCTTCGCTTATTTTCCTTAGCAACGTTGCTGCTCTTAGATATTGCGCGAAGGTTGCTGGAGGAGTTGTTACCCTTGTTGTTATCTTTGTGGTCAACCTCGGTCTTGCGAGGAAGCTTTCCGTTCTTAGCCTCGTACTTAGCACGGGCCTCGTTCTGAGACGTTGTTTTCCAACCGTCTTTGGTCTTCGTCTTTGTGACGACAATAGAGCGACCACCATTGGCGTCCGAGCCTTTGTAGGGTCCGAACTTCTTTTTAGTGCCAACGGGTACTTTCTTAGTCATTACTCTATTCTCCTCTATTCCGAATAGTATTTCATGTTATCCGTAAGCCTCTTATCCGTAGGGTTCATCCGTAAGGCCTCTTGTCCGTAAGACTTTGCGTCATCCGTAAGACCAAGGTAGTACGAAGAAATAGCTGCAAGGTCATACGGCAGCCATCCCCACGCAAACTCTTCGCAAAGATAATCGAGGGGTTTCTCCGTTATAGCCAACGCTTCTTCGGCTTTATCCTTACAGAGTTGCCAATCTGACGATTTGTATGCGTGCTGAGCGAGCTCAACCAGTGCCTCTCGTCGGCCTGGGTCTTCTGACACCGCAGCGTGCAGCCACATTCTGGTGTTTTCTGGCTCACACTTAGCCAAGTAACGCATAGACGCGGCACGTTCGGGTTTCCAAACTGCCTTTTCAAGAGATAAGTGCCTGCGGAATTCTTTCGCCGCTTCTTCCAAACGATTGTAGAAGTAGTACTCTCGCGCAAGGTAATAGGCGTTACGGTCATCCGTAGGGTCTTCTCTTACGGACAGCTCAAGTAGCGGGAAGTATTGTCCACGAGATTTAGTGCTATCTGGGTGATGGTGAATCTCTAGGTCCACCCACTGCTGAATCTCAGTGATTCGGTCCGCAGTAATTACCTCGTGAACTGGGTGCTTCCAACGGTACCCTTTGCGAGCGTGAATCTTATCTCCGCCGTATTGCAGACCAGGAGTTCCGTCCCCTTTCCAAGACCAGGTGTACTTATATCTGGGTCGAGTTACACCTGGTTCAACCAATCCGTCAAGCTTTTTGCGCCATCCTTCGATGAGAACTTCGTCCATATCCAGTGCAATACAATAATCAACGTCCAAAGGAATGGAAGAGAGAGCGGCATTACGAGCATCGTCAAAACGCCAAGGACTAATAGCGATAGAAATGACATTGATACCTAGTTTCTTTGCTATTTTTATAGTTTTGTCTGTTGAGCCTGTATCGGCAATAAGGAGGTAATCAGCATCTTTGGCTGACTCATACCAGCGCTCTACGAACTGTTCCTCGTTTAGCGCAATTGTGTATACCGCAATCTTCATGTACGTATTCTTCCCGATTTATTGTTATTTGTCTGGCCTTACCAGTAGATGAGCACACACCCGTTGCCACCCACACCCGTGGAAGCACCAATACTTCCTCCAGCGCCACCGCCACCCAACCCGCCAACCCCACCTCCCGCAGTTGTGGTACCCACTACTCCACTGCCACCAGCACCTAAGAGCCCGCCACCACCGCCGCCACTTACAACTTGAGTCGAGGCCACTGGAGCAAAGACGAGCGCCTCATTACCCCCAGCGTAAGCTCCCGTCCCTCCCGAACCGCTACCAAGAACTGAAAGACGGGTACCAACATCCGAACCAGCCGCACCTCCACCGCCGCCCACAAGACCGCTACCCCCAGGCCCCGCCACCACACCTATCCCCGTACCACTAGCGTTACTGTAAGTAGCGGTTCCGCCACCGCCACCACTGGTGCCACCAAGTACTCCCCCATCGCCCCCAATACTGTCGCCTGAGCTAGGTCTCGATGCACTACCCCCCGCTCTCCCAACAGCGTTGAAAAGAATGCTCCCAAAACCACCCGACACTGTGCTGCCCGATGAAGTGTACTTAGTACCAGCACCGCTGCCTCCCGCACCAAATGAGCTAGAAGTTCCAGGATTGTCGGCACCACCTTGCTTTCCCCCCTCAGCGTATAACGTAGAGTACCGAGAAACTCCCCCATTACCAGTGCTACCAGCGCCTACTACTACTGTTGTACTAGCGGGAACCATACCCCAAACTACGGCACCACCACCGCCGCCACCAGACATTGTCTGCGAGGCTGGGGTTCCCGAACCGCCACCAGCACCCACAACAACTGCAAACACAATGTCAGGAGCACCTGTAAGCGACACCGATTGAGTTCCAGCGGAAGAGATACTGTGACGAAGGGACATGCCTTTTGGAACAATGTTAGAAAGATTGGGCATGGCTTACCAGTAAATCAGCACTGCGCCGTTACCGCCAGCGCCACCTTGTCCACCTGACGTGGCGGCACCACCGCCACCTCCACCAGAACCTCCAGCACCACCGTTACGGGCGTTTGTTCCTGTACCAGCAAACCCATTCGAACCAACAGCAAGGTAACCTCCACCGCCACCTCCACCAGCCTGCTTACCAGTTGCGGATGTTGCGGGAACTTGTGCACCGCTACCACCAGCAAAGACTCCTGCACCACCGTTTCCTGCGGTAACAAGGGCCGTATGGCTTGTTGCAGCGGTACTAGCGCTACCACCACCGCCACCAACTTGTCCCGCACCTCCAGCACCAGCCGTAGCAACAGTGGCTGTACCAGTTGTCAGGGCACCACCACCACCTCCACCAGAAACACCTGAGGATGCAGTTGTTGCCGTAGCAGCTATAGCCGACCCAAATGCGGACTGACCACCAGCACCACCAACAGCGTAACCAAGCGTAGAGCCTGCCCCACCTAAACCAGCAGCACCCGCGGCAGTGGTTGTCCCTCCACCGCCACCTGCGCCACCATTAGTTCCAGCAGTTCCTGCGGTGTTACCAGAGGCACCTTGCGAGCCACCCTTGGCAAAAAGCCCCGAATAGTAAGTATCCTGACCAGCATTTGCCAATGCCGCGGCGAGTGCGCCAGAGCCGCCAAGCCCAATAAAGCACGTTGTTTGAGCGGGAACCCAACCGCAAACTACGGCACCACCACCGCCACCGCCACCAGTTTGGTAGTTAACGTTAGCGCCGTTACCGCCACCGCCACCTGCTCCAATAACAACGGCAAATACTAGCGGTGGTGCACCCGTAAGGCTGATAGATTGTGGGCCTGTAGCGGTAATTGTTCTTTGCAATGCCAGAGTTCCTGCGGGTCCAGTAGGCCCTTGGTCACCTGTGCGGTAAAACTCAACGGTTAGGGATTCGCCGTCTGTGAAGTATGTCCCACCACCACTGATGTAGGTAACCCCGACATCAGTCCAGTCATAGAAGTCTCCGACTTGAGGGGTGACGGAGTTAACCTGATATAGCGCCTGAGACGTGTCTGAATTGCTATTGCTCTTTAGTCGAATGTATCCCTTGACTGTTGAAGTAGAGTCATCCCATGTATAGACGTACGCCGTGGTATCCATTCCGTAGGAATCTTGTTGCCCAAACTGAAGAGTAGTAATAGTTGAGAAACCAGTGGCGGCGTCATTGTCCCTAATTTGACCGCCAGGAACTTCGCCCGAACCAGCTGTACTGAAAGCCATCTTCATTCCAGCACGGTCACCTTGAGGCCCCGTTGCTCCCGTTGCTCCTG